CGCGACGCCGATCATCCCGCCGAAGCCTAAGCCGAAGCCTGCACCGAAGCCTAAGCCGAAGCCCAAGCCTGCACCAGAGCCGGTGCCCGTAGAGGCTGCCGGCACACAAGCGGAGCTGGTTAGGGATGCCTCCGAGAAGGTCGTCGGGTTCGATGCAGCCGGGTGGCCAACTGGCGGGGGCGTATCCAGTGACAGCAAAGCCCTGAAACTGTTCTTCCAAGAAGAGGGGATCGGGCTCACACCAGAGCAGGTCGTGCGCCGCCTGGCTGATGTGCCTTCTAATCTGCAGATAAGGGTGAGCCAATTCGCAGTCAACGATACGTATTGGCCAGGCAAGAAGACGCTGCAGGTTGGGGTCGAGGTGTTTGATGCTGAGGGTGCCCATGCGGCCAGGATCTTCAGGCGCTTGACCCCTGCTGCGCACGAGGCGGAAAATGGTGTGTTCCTGCTGGAGCCTAACTTCCAGGGGACGGGCATCGCCAAGCGGGTGCTGCGAACGCAAATGGAGTTCTACGAGAGCATCGGAATAGAGAAGGTCCTGCTAGACGCGTCCGATATTGGAAGGTACACCTGGGCCCGCTTCGGATTTGCGCCTGATGCCGGAGAGTGGCACTCTATGGTAAAGGAATTCCTCGCCACGCTTAAGAAGCAGTCATCCGCCTTGCAGAAGGAGTTCGGCGAATCACAGTACGCCGAATTGCGGTATTTGTTGGAGCACACCAAAGGCCCGAAAGACATTAGCAGATTGGCCTCCCGCAAACTTGGGAAGAGGTTGTTGCTAAATGGCCCCGAGTGGAAAGGGTCGCTCAGCCTGTCGGATTCCAAATCCATGGACCTGTACTGGAAATACGCCGGGGGGAAGCCCGGACCCTCGATGCTCGCCAAGGCTGACCTCGGGGTACCGATGGAGCTGCCCGCCTTCGACCCCAACACGGTGAAGTTCCACCCCGAGGTGAAGGCCGGATGGAGCCAGGCCGAGCTGGAGGACCTGAGGGTGGCCTACGTGGACACGCGGGAGGGGCTGCACCTGCCCATCCTTGAGCAGAATGCGAAATTGCGGGCCCTGTACAAGACTGACCGGCTGCTGGAGTTCTCTCAGGAGCGCCTGGCGTACGAAGGAAAGCGTTGGGCCGGGGAGGTGGGCACAGCCTACGACGCCCGCGTGGCCGCCATCAAGGCCGAGCGCAATGTGATCATCAAGCTGAACGATGCCCTCATAAACGCAGGCGAGCTGAGCGAGGCGGCGCTGAAGAGCGCCATCAAGCAGGCGGAAGACCTGTACGCCGCGGCACTGAAGAAGTTCCCGAAGGCCAACATCTACACCACGCAGCCGGTGGCTGGGGCTGCCGCCAGGCCCTTCGACCCGCAAAAAACTAAGTTCAAGCACAAGGGCAGCGGCACAGAGGACGACCTTGTCGAAGTGCTCAGGGCCCAGTACCTCCAGGAACGAGAGCAGCTGCTGGATCCCATAGGCTTCTCACCTGAGATGGAGGCCCTTTACGTCGGTGAGCAGGCTGAGCGGACGTACCAGTTTGCCAAGGCTAGGCTGAGCTTTGAGGGTTTGCAATGGGCGGATGAGGCGGATGATGTGTGGATGGCACGCCGGGGCCTGCTGAAGGTGCAATTCGCGGAGGCCAAGACGGCGAGAACCGGAATCAATAACGCCATAAAGGCTGGCGATGCCCTGCCGAACGATTTGGTGCAGGAAATCAATTCGCGCTGGGGGGCCATGCGCCGCGCTAATGCCCGGCCAGCTATAGCAGGTCGGGGGCTGGCAGCCAAGCCCTTCGACCCGATGGACACGGCACAGTTCGCCAAGGCGGAAAGGGAGCTGATCCAGGCCATGCAGGAGAAGTACCTGGACGCGGCGGGGGCGCTCCACACACCGCTAGATGCTACGACTGCCGGAGGCGTCGCCTTGGAGAAGGCCGAGGCCGTGTGGCGGTTCAGGGGCGCCGAGGCGAACTATAGGGGCATGCGCCTCGTGGGTGAGACCGAGGATGCATGGAAGGCCCGCCACGCACTCTTAACGGGCCAGCGTGATGACGCATACAAGCTCGTCCAGAAGCTCGCCTACTATGTGGGCGACGACATCACCGGGCACCACCTGCCGCCCAAGATGCTGATCACCCAGGCCGACGACACCTTCGCTGCAGCCCTGAAGGCCACCAGCGTCGAGGCGCCGGCCGTGGAGCTCACCACAGCGGAGAAGCTGATCGCGCAGCTGGACCCTGGCGATGTGCCCGGCAAGTTCGACCCGGTGACCCACCAGTTCGACCTGAACTATACGGAGCTCAGTATTATCGAGGACTATCAGAGCGCCTACCTGGACGCCAGGGCTGGCCTATACCAGCCATGGGCCTCGGTTGAAGAGCGGGGCTGGGCGCTGGAGAAGTTCTACGAGCGCCGCCTGGACTATGAGGGTATGAAGTGGGCAGGGGAAACCGTCGATGCGTGGAAGATCAGGGCAGCCAAGCTAAATGAGGAGTGGCTAGCAGCTATTGATGTGGCCCAGGACGCCTTGCCCAAGAAGATAGAGGAGCTGTGGAAATCTACCCTGAGGCGGTTCCCGTCGCTGGAACAGGCCGAGACCGGGGCGGTAGCAGTGGCCCGCGTCGGGAAGCTGGACGACTTGGTGTCCAAGGCCGGCGAGAAGCTAGTAAAGGCCAAAGCCGCAGTGAGGGAGGCGCAGGCTGCTGCCGCCAAGTATCAGGCCGCCATCAAGCAGCCCGCCAAGTTCGACCCGGTGAAGGCCGACCTGATGCTGGACCACTCGGACCCAGTGAAGGCAGCCAAGCTGCGGGCCGAATACACAGAGGCACTGGACGACCTGCACAAGCCCTATGAATACCCGTCCGTGGCGGAAATGGAGAACATACCGGGCCTCGTGGTGATGGGGCCGGAAGAGTATGGCGATGCGGCTGCCTTCCTCAAGGCCAAGGGCGATGCCGAGCGGATAGCCAACTTCGCGAAAGCCAAGTACGAGCTGGCGTCGCAGCGGGGGGTCAACGAAAGTTACGATGCCTGGACGGCACGAGTGAAGCTGCTGGCCAAGGAGCGGGACGAGATAGTTAAGGTGGCTCACGAAATGGACGATATCCTGGCCATTGCCGGCGAGCTGCCTGAAGTGGTGGCCCTGGATGTTGAGAAGAAGCTGAATGCCCTGAAGCAGGCATTCCCGCCGGCAGCGGCGGCCGACGAGGCGGCGGCTGGCGCCAAGGTGTTCAACATCGCCAAGGCCGAATTCAACCCGCTATCCACGCCGACAGCCAATGCGAAAAGCTACCAGGAGCATTTCGCCAAGACACTGACCAAAGACCTACCAGCTAATGAGCAACTATACTGGAAGGCTTTGCGGGCCAGCGACTACGCCAAGGCCCGCGCCGAGTATGAGGGGGCGCAGTGGGCTGACGAGACGATGGCCGCATGGACGCTGCGCAAGCAGGACCTGATCAACGATGCCAAGAAGGCCGCCCACCTGAGGGGCGTCATACTTGAGGCCAATTCTGCCGGCAAGCTGGGGCAGCTGAGCAATTCGGTCGTAAAGGAGATGGATGAAATGTACGACCGGCTCGCGGCTGTGGCGAAGCAGCAGGTGGCCGTCATGGAGGGCAAGGCAACGGCGGCCCAGGTGGCGGCAGTGGGGGCCAGGGCCAAAGCATTCATCCCCGAGGCAGACTTCGCCACGCTGTTCCACCCCGAGGCCATAGAGCAGGCCACCAAGGGCGGGCTGGTCTTGCGGCGCCAGGCTTACCTGAACGCACGTGACGGGCTGATAGAGCCAATCGCAGTCACCAGCTTGGACGATATAATCTACGTGAGGGCACAGCGCCTGGAGTTATGGGCCAAGGCCCGCGCCAACTACGAGGGCATGCGTCGGGTAGACGAGGCCGAGGACGCCTGGAAGCTGCGCAAAGGCGTGCTCCAGCAACTGGCCGACGATGCCAAGGCGCTGAAGGAGGAGGTGTCTGCTATTGCTTACGGCGAAGACCTGAGCGAAATGTCGGCCATCTGGAACAAGGTGGACGACGTATGGGGGGGCCAGTTCGATATCGCCTACGCCCAGGCAGAGGCCAGCGGGGCTGCGGTGGCGGCGGTGGCCGACGAGGCCGCGGCGCTGACGGCCATGGCCCCTGCCCCTGCCCCTGCGGCCGCAGCTGCCGAGCCCGCAGGCCCGCTGAAGTTCCATAGCAGCATCAAGCCGGCACAGGTGGCCAAGGCCCAGAAGGACTTCGCCGATTCGATCAGCACCTTCCTGGAGGGGCCGTCGCCCAGCTCGAAGGGCGGTTGGGCCGTGCGCAGCGAGCTGAACAAGGCCGTGAAGATGGCCGAGAAGCGGGTGAAGTACGAGGGCATGAGGCTGGCGGGCGAAGCCGAGGATGTATGGAAGGCCCGGAATGCGGTGCTGGAGGGGCGGGCGAACTACTATCGCCACATATATAAGGAGCTGAATGACGAGCTGAAGGCTGGCCTAAAGAGCCCGTCGCTCCTGGGCGAGATCGAGTCCGAGATGGTGGCGGCCCGCAAGTACGCCTGGGAGCAGGTCGGCGGGCCAGGCGCCACTACACCTGAGGCGGTGGCCGAGGCGGTGGCCGCCGCAGCCAAGCCGGCCAAGCCCATCGTGAAGAAGGGGGCCGTGGCCCAGCTGGACGAAGATACCGTCATGATGAAGAAGACGGGCCAGCAAAAGGGAAGCAACGACGGCGGCACCTACACGGGCACCGACGGGGTGGAGCGGTACGTGAAGCTGTACGCCGACGAGGCGCAGGCCAGGGGCGAGCAGCTGGCCAACATGATCTACGACGACCTGGGCCTGGGCGCACCGAAGAGCACAGTGTTCCAGTCGGGCGGCAGGTGGGCCCATGCAACGGACATCGTGGACGATCTGAAGACCATGGAGGCCTTCAAGGGCAGCGTCACCAAGGAGCTGGCCGATAGCGTGCTGGATGGCTTTGCTGCGGACGTGCTGACGGCCAACTGGGACGCCGTGGGCATGGGGCTGGACAATGCCCTGGTCGAGAGCCTGGGCGGCGGCAAGTGGCGCATCCTGAGGGTGGACCAGGGCGGCACCTTCCTCTTCCGGGCGAAGGCCGGGCTGAAGCCCACCAATGTGCTGAACAGCATCACGGAGTGGGAGGGCTTTGCCTCCAGCAAGAACCCCAGCTACGGCCAGATGTTCGCGAAGGCCGGCTATGCTGAGGCCGATGCCATGGGCGGCAAGCTGATCAAGCAGATTGAGCAGATCAGGGACCTGAGGGGCAGCTACGGCGGGTGGGAAGGCTACGTGAAGGCCCGCATGCCCGCCTTCAAGGCGCTGAAGGCAGCCGACCAGAAGGCCATCATCGGGATGCTGGAGGCCCGGACGAAGGAGCTGGTGGCCAAGCTGCCGACGCTGAAGAGCTACGCCCAGAAGAAGGCAGCCGAGGTGGCGGCGGCGCAGAAGCAGGCGCTGATGCTGGCCAAGGAGCAGGCCAAGTTCGACCTGAAGGCCAAGGCACTGGCCAAGAAGATCAAGGCGGCCGAGGAGGCGCTGGCAGCAGCCAAGGCCGAGCAGGCCGCTGGGCTGGGCATGAAGGCAGGCGAGACGAGCGCCGAGTGGGCGGCCCGCAAGAAGGCGCTGGCCAATGCGGTGGGCGGCAAGCAGCGCAGCCTGAATAGCCTGAACAAGGGCGGCGGCACGGGGCGCATCGGGCAGGCGGCGCCAGTGATGAACGGAAAGGTGGTGAAGCCGGTGTCGGAGGCATGGAAGGACTGGGGCCAGGGCTACAACATGCGGTCGGCGGCATCCAAGAAGGCGGCCGAGGGGCTGCTGCGCGACCGGCCAGACCTGAAGCAGCAGCTGCTGAATTTCGCCGAGGGCCCAGGCGGCAGCAGCTACGGCACAGCGGAGCAGCGAATCGCCGCGACGCTGGACAGCTTCAGCAGTGGCTGGGACGGCAGCAGCATCGGCGGCAGCCCGTTCCGCATGGCCTTCCAGTATGCTGTGGAAGAGGAGTTCGGTGTCGCGGTTGAAAAGGCGGCCTACACCGGGGGCGGGCGTGGCGTTTCGGCAGAAACCATGCGCAAGGGGCGGACTATGTTCGAGCAGCACCGCCACGCCATGCGGGCCATCGTGCGGGCCCAGTACAAGGAGACGCAGCGCATGTTCGCCGAGCGCGGCATCAAGGAGGTGACGGTGTTCCGGGGCACCTTTGTGGACGAGGCGCTGCGGCCCAAGTACGGCAAGATCGCCGAGGGGCACATCCCCTGCCGGGCGCTGATGAGCACGAGCTACGAGCCGAAGATCAGCATGGGGTTTGGCTCCTACCGCACAGCCACCACGGTGCCGGTGGACCAGGTGTTCACCACCGCCTTCAGCGGCGCTGGCGTCAAGAGCGAGGGCGAGCTGGTGCTGATTGGCGGGCGGCTAAAGCACTTCATCTACGATTTCCAGGACGCGCACAACTACTGGCAGACGCTGGGCAACGCGGCCCGAGCTGAAATCAAGGCCCGCTACCCGTTCGCCGGGGACACAAGCCGCAACATGAGCCACAACTGGCCGATTATGGCCTGGCTAGAAAAGAACGGAGTGTTGGTACCATGAGCCCAGTGGAAGACCTAGGTGGCCCGCCCGACGGGGCGGCGCATGTGCCGATGACCAGGGAGGAAGCCGGCATCGAGTACCTTGGCGACATAGACATCTACGGCCCGGCCGCAGCGGCGGGCTATGACGCCGACGACTGGATGAAGGGGCTGGAGTCGTGGCCGTGGCCGAACATCGACAATGCCGACGACATGAGGGCGCAGCTGCTGGACGGCGGCGACACGGTGCAGGCATTCCACCAGAGCCTGCTCTACGAGCGCTGGGTGGGGCGCCTGCCGTGGCTGAAGGACGTATGACAGGGGGGCTGCGGTTTCTAGAGGCTTTCAGTGAGTGAGTTAACGATTTAGATTGACCCCATGGGGGGTGATGCACGCTTGACCCACCAAACAGAGAGGACCCGATGAAGAATTGGCCGACGTTCGGCAAGCAGGAGGAGGTTCCAGATGCCTTCCGCTCCCATTACGAGGAGAAGGACGGCAAGTGGGTAGCCAAGGAAGCCGACGATGATGACGGCGGCACCGGGGCACTGCAGACGGCGCTAGAAAAGGAGCGCAAGCTGCGCAAGGACGCCGAGGACGCCGGCAAGCTGCACCAAGCCGAAGCCAAGAAGGCGGCCGACGCCCTGAAGGCAGCTGAGCTGAAGAAGGCTGGCGAGAAGGCCGGCAAGACGGAGGACGAGCTGAAGGCCCTGACCGACAAGATCAGGGCCGATTTGCAGGCCGAGATGGCCGCGGAGCGTACAGCCCTCCAGGCCCTCGCCGATCAGGTTCCTGGCCTCAACGAGAAGCTGCAGGGCGTGCTGCTGGACAGCAAGGTGAAGGAGCGCATGCTGCATCTGGGCGTGCTGCCCGAGAAGGCCGAGAAGATGTACCAGCTGGAGCGGAAGCACTTCAAGCTGACGGAGGACGAGAAGCCGATGCTGGCCGAGCACCCCGGCAAGACCATCGACGTATTTATCCAGGACAACCTGAAGAAGGAATACCCCGAGTGGTTCAAGGGCACACAGGGGGGCGGGGGCGGGGCCGGCGGCCATGGATTCGGAAAGCCCAAGACGGGCGTGACGGCTGAGGACGTATTGCGTGACCCAATCGGTGCCATCGCAGCTGCGCGAGCAGCCCAAGAGGGCGCCTAAACATTTCGGCGGGCGGCGCGACGCTGCCCCTCAAGGCTGGGAGTGCTGGCCCCGTGGCGTGATGCCGCGGTGAAGGATGAGCGGGGGCGGGGGAGCCGCCTCGAACCACTGGAGGGCGCGATGCCCCTGGTGGCATAGGTTCCCCCCGCCTCCGCTTTTTTTGTGCTCAGTGGACGGGGGCCAAACACTAACCTGTTCACTGAGGAATTACCATCATGTCACTGACCCTTGTAGAAGCCGCCAAATTGATGGCCAATGGCGGCGAGACCATTCGGGCTGGGGTGATCAGCATGTTCGCCCAAAGCTCCGACCTCCTCCGCGTCCTTCCCTTCCAGGACATCCAGGGCAACGCCTACCAGTACAACCGCGAGGGCTCCTTGCCCGCTGTGGCCTTCCGTGGCGTGAACGAGAGTTACACGCCCAGCACCGGGGTGGTCAACCCGCTGACCGAGGCCCTGCGCATCAGCGGTGGCGAGCTGGACGTGGACACCTTCCTCACCAAGACGGGCGGGCCCGGCATCAGGGGCACGCACGAGAACCTCAAGGTCAAGGCGCTGGCCGCCGAGATGACCAGAGTGCTGATCAAGGGTGACAGCACCAGCAACCCGCGGGAGTTCGACGGGCTCCAGGCCCGCATCAGCCTGACCGGCACGCAGCTGGTCAACGCCGGTAGCGCGGACGGCGGCGATGCGCTGAGCCTGGCCAAGCTGGATGAGCTCATCGACCTGGTGCCGGACGCCACGCACCTGATCATGAACAAGGCCATGCGGAGGCGCCTCACCACGGCGGCCCGTACCTATACGGTTGGCGGGTTCGTCACCTATGTGCCGGACGAGTTCGGCCGGCGAATCACCATGTACAACGACATCCCCATCCTGGTGGCATACTCGGAGAACGACGGCACCGACCCGCTGGCCTTCGACGAGGTTGGCTCCGGGGGCACCACAGCCACAGCGACGAGCATCTACGCTGCCCATTTCGGCCCCGGCTATGTCACCGGGATCCAGAGCGGGCCAATGGACGTGAGGGACCTGGGCGAGCTGGATGCCGAGCCCAAGTACCGCACCCGCGTGGAGTGGTTTGCCGGCCTGGTCGTGGAGCATGGCCGAGCGGTCGCCCGCCTGCGCGGCATCAGCAACGCAGCGGTCGTGGCCTAAGCCTCCTCACCCTTAACACCCTGTGGGAACGGGGGAGGATAGAACCATGGCAAAGAGCGCACTACTCCGCGTCCGGAAGGTCGTAGGAACAGGCGTGGAAAAGATCACCGACCTGAACGTCCAGCTCGATGACGGGTCCGTCGTACTTGAGGACCTGGGCTCGGCGGCGGTCGGATACTTCTACCTCGACGGTGTGGCCGTCGACACCAAACTCCTTACCATCAACGGCCGCAGCTACCAGACCCTCATGACGGCCACCGAACTGACCGGCGATGTGAGGGTCAGTATGCAGGCGGACGCTACGGCAGACGCCGTGTGTATCCTTCTGGCGGCTGGTATCAACGCGGACGCCAGCGCATCGGTCGATGCCATCGTGATGCCGGGCAACTCCGACACCACGTCTGGCATCATGCTCGTCGCCAAGGCGGTGGGCGCGACCAACTTCACCCTGGTCACCGACCAGACCAACGGCGTCATTTCCGCCGCGGCCATGACGGGTGCCCGGCCTATTGAGCACCGCGAGAGCCTGATCGGACAGTACACCTGGACCACAGCTGACGCGGCCACCTGCGCGCTGACCGGAGCCAATTCCGTGCCTATCGCGGGGATACCCTGCACAGGGACACCCCAGCTGGTAGGCGTCTTCGTCAAACTCACCGGAGGCGGCTGGGTCGTGCCAGTAGCCACCGTCATATTCACGCTCGCTCAGGTCAACTCCAACTTCTACGTGCTGTACGTGGACGACGCCTCGGCCACCCTTACGGCTGCCGACGTCATCAGCTACCACGTGATTGCGTAGTCTCGCAGACGTGCCATACGCCGGGTGGGTCCCGGCACAAACCTTTAGCCCAAAGGGGCAAAGAAAATGACGAGGAACCAGAAGGACTTCACCCCCGACGCAGACCTTGAACTCCGAGATGCCGGTCTGGTGTCGGCTGACGCCGCTTCCCTAGTGGACAGTGCGGCCAAGATCGTGGATCTCGGTGCTGGGCGGGTGGATTTCCGCATCATCATCGACATGACTGTGGTGGAAGTTGCCACCACCAATGAAATCCTCGACATCATGTGTCAGGTGTCCAGTTCGGCCACCTTCGCCAGCGTCGTCAAGACGGTCGGGGTGCTCCACTTCCCAGCCGCCGCGGCTGCTCACGGCGACACCGATGCCACGGCAGTCGGGCGGTACGAGTTGCACGGCTGCAACGAACAGAACGGCGTCATCTACCGTTATCTCCGTCTGTACGAGGAGTACACGGGCACCATCGACACCGGCTTCAACTTCACCGCTTGGCTGGTCAAGCAGTAGGAGGGCGGGCAACAACATGGCCCACGAGGCCAGAAGGGAAGGGAAATCATGACAGCACCGAGCACGCCGGGCAAGGTTATGGTCTACCGCCTGGACACGGGGGAAGCCTTCGAGAGGTGGCCCGTCGATGCCAGAGAGATGCTGGCGACCGGGGCCTACACCAAGACGGCGCCAGGGAGCGCTGGGGGGGCCACTCAAGCCCCTCCGGCACCCACCCCCGACCCAGTGCCCCACGTGGCCGCTGCGAAGGCTGCAATGGCCAATCATCCGCACGCACTAATCAACCAT